GAAACTCCAGTTACATCTTCTACTGCTGCTAAAGTAATATTGTTTTCAGTTACTGCGCTTACTCTATTAATAGTTGGTCTAGAACCTCCAGGAGTTCTATATTGAACGAGATCATTTATTGCAAAATCTTTTGTAAAATCACGTCCAGCTTGTGTTACTACTCCACCACCATCAATTTTGCATGGACCCAAAGAAAGTATAGGTTTTTGTCTTATATCTCCAGAGAAAGTACTAATTCCACTTTCAGCAAAGATAGATTTTGCATTGGCAATACTGTAAGTCGTTGATGCGATAGTAATTCTATCAGAATCATTTCCATCAAAAACAAGTTCTTCACCTTTTATAAAAGTTCCTCTAACATTATATGCGGTTATAATTCCAGAATTGGTAACATCATATCTTAAAAATCCTACAGCACCACTTGCCTTTCCTTCAATAAATGTTGGTGTTTTTACAGATTCAATATTTTCATTAACAATAATATCAGTAAATGGAACTATATCAAATAAGGATAAATCCCAAATATTTGCATCTAAATTTGTAGTTTCATAACTTCCTGATTCTAAAGCATAATCATAAATTCTTGCTAGTCCAATTTCTTTACCAGCAGCTATAGTTTGTGCAGAACCAACTCTTTCATCCCTAAGAGAAATCGTATATGTAGTTGAAACTCCAATATTTGGAGCTCCAAAAGCTCTTGTTAGAGATACTGTGGGTCCAGTTACATAAGATACTGCTTGTCCAGTAAATTGCTTAGTTGACCTTGGTTTTCTAAAATCCAAAAATGTATTGGATGGCATATCAACTTCATATCCAAATACATATGCCTTTCCAGATGAAATATCATAAACACCCAAATCATCTCTAGGAATTTCTCCAAAGAGAGTAAGTTCATCAGAATTATAAATTCCATTATTTCCCTTATTATCTAATAAAGATTCTCTGACATCAAGTGAGAATGGTTTTACATAATAATGACCACTTTCTTCAAATGTTCTTCTTGCTAATTCATCTCCTAGAATATTGAATTGTGGGTTCTCAATTTTTGATGATGCAATTCTTCCAAATTCAATTTTGGCAATTTCTATAAAATTTTGTGGAGTTTCTGGTTTTAATCCACCTTCTAAGAAAGTTGAAACTAAATCTGCAGATATTTTTAATCTATCTGCACCAGGTGCTGCAAAATTAACAAATCCTTGAGAATTATCAAACAATGTTTCATCATCATAAGAATCTACAAGTTCTTCAGCAACAGCAAATCCAAGTGAACATGTTGGTTTTGGTTCTTCTACTGAAATTATAATAGTTTGGTCAGGAACTTCTACAAAATAACCTCTTAAGAAAAAGACACCATTAGAAACTTTTGCTATAGATCCAGAACCTACAGATTTAACAACACCAATTTCAGATCCTTCAGTAAATGTGGATATTTCAGCATCAGTTAGATTTACAGTTTGTCTAATTGTTAAAGATTCACCAACAATGAACTCTGTAAATTCTCTGCTAGAACCAGAATCTAAAAGATTTAAGAATAATGTAGATGTATTCTCATCAACAACTTCAATAATTGCCCTAACACCACTTTGAACACCCTGAATTTCTACACCTATTAAATTGTTAATATATTGTCTAACGTCTATTCCAGAAAAAGTTCCTTCCAATACGATATTATATTGTTCAGATCTAACCGCTAGATTACCTGGAATTACTACAGATCCTTCTTTAAAAACATGATTACCAAATTTTTCAATTTGATCTTGAAGGATGGATTGTAATGTAGTTAATTCTCTAGCTTGAACTGGCTGTCCTGGTTTAAATAGGACTTTATAATAATTTTCACCTTTATCAAAATCATCAAAATATGGAAAAGTGTTTAGGTTAGTAAGTTGAGGCATAATTCTTAAAATTGCAATACGATTTTGATATCTTCTCTTTGATTTGGAGATCTAGTAATTGAAGGTCGATTATCTACATAAATCAAATCGCCAGAATACTTTTTAACTTCTGGACCAGAAACTCCATTATTAAAGTTTTGTCCAAGAAAATAGTTTTGATTATTTATCACTAATAAATCACCATCAAATTCTTCATCAATTTTCAATGATTGATTTGATCCAAAAATTTCTACAGACCCACCGTCTAATATATCGGTGGTAAATAAAACCTTTGCATTTCCATAAGTTCCATCATCAGATAGTTCTAAATCATAGTTAAAACCATATTCAGTTCTATCTTGCCAAAATTTTAAAACCCCAGTATTCTTATTATAAGATACAACTTTACCAACAGCTGTAACACCTGTTCCAATAGTTTGTGTTATTGTTGTATTTTCTTCAAAGGATGCATTTCTAAAGTCGTCAATATCATTAATACCAATTAATCTAACAGCACTTAGAGCACTAGCTTGGGATTTATTCAAAATTTCTCCAGAATCTTCAGAAAGTGGATTTGCGATTAACCCTATTCTTGAAATTTTATTTCCAACAATAAAATCTGGGTTTTCCAAATCATTTCTAATCTGGGAATAAATTAAAACTCTTGTACAACCGAGTTCTTTATAAATATCCCTTCCATGACCACCTTTTGGTGGTATAATAACTTCAAATTCTGGTTTTGTGGTGAATGTTGATGGAAAACCTCCACTTGACAAATCAATTTGTGCGAAAGTATATCCAGTTCCTCCATCAGTAATTGTGATAGACTCCACTTTTGATTGATTATCAACAACTATTGTAGCCAGACCATTTTCTCCGTCACCTATAATATTACAGCTATACGTGCGATTTGCTGGTCCAACATTAACTCCCCTATTTTTGACTAATGCTACTTTAATTTGACCTCCATCTTCAGCATTTAATCTAACAGATTGATATTCGTCATTAGTTTCCCAATCAGTTGGAATTGTAAAATATTTTAAACTGTCAAATTTTACAATGTCATTGGGATTTATTGTAAACAAATATTTCCATATGTACCCATCATCACTTGCTCCTGCAGCTCTTGGTTCCAGATCAATAAAGTTTGGTTCATCTAAAGACGGTCTTCCATTTGGGTTTTCTGGATCAGTTCCATTATTTAAGCAAACATAAACTTTGTAATTACTATTCATTACATAGAAATTTGCGGAATATAAATTAGTTGCTTCTGAAGGTTGAGACAAATTATCTCTGCTGATATTATGTCGGTACATATCATATGTTGTTCCAGAAGCCCAACTTATTTTCCTAACAGCAAACCTAACGTCAGTAGATAAAATTCTTTTAAGTCCAATAATTGTGTCCCAATTATGATTTTCTTCATCTAAAGAATCTTTTGGTGCTGGTGGACCTTCGTCCCAATCACTCTGGTATTCTTCTGGATTTGTTAAACCCACAAAACTATAATATGCATTATCAGCAGAAACCATTTCGTCAATAAAGTTTCTGGCATTTATGATCCTTAGTTGATCTGTTACAATTGCAGACATGATCGAATATTTTTTTAGTTATTTATGCAGCAACAGCAAAACTAGATCCAATAGCAAGAGCAGCAACCTCACTATGTGTCATTGGATCTACACCATCAGTTGAAGTTATACCTGTAACAGCATCAACAGATGATGTTATACCGAGTATATTATGGGTGTTCATAACAGTATCTGCTACAGTATAACCAACGCCAGCACCATGCTGCATATTCTGTGCATCAGTCCACTGTGAAGTGGTGTAAAACATGACTGCTTCGGTGTCTTGAACTATAATTACCATTGTTTTTACCTAATAGAGTGAAAAAGAAAATTGAAAATTATTACATTTATTACTCTGCAATAAATGCGCCACTGCTTCCTGTTGTATTTAACATGGGTGAAGCTTCCCTGGTATTACTACTGAGATCTCCACCACCTCTATAATCAACATAAGATCCACTTGATGCTTTTATTCCAAATTGTCTGCTGGACTTGGGCCCATCGGCACCATTATCTGTGACAATGCCAGACCTTATTATAACCTGACCAGTGAGTTCAACTTTAATTCCCAACTCTCCATTATTTCCTACAGTACTCTTGTTCATGCGTATATTTGACTGCTCCTGACAAATTACACCATTGATGCCATTATTTGAGATCATAGAATTTTCAATACGAGTTGAAGCACACTTTTGTGCAGAACATCCATTGTTAGTACAATTAGATACTGTAAAAGTTGGTGTACCACCAATTGAACTACTATCACCAAGAATAACACCCGAATTATTATCAACACCAACTTTACAATTAGTTATTGTCAAATCTACAAATGTAGCATGTCCTCCAAAAACAAGTGCGACTCCTCTTCCACTAAAGTTGTGAATTGCACAATTGTTCAGTTTAATAGAACCACCTAAACCGCCTGCACCACTACCTTGAATTGTAATACCATCTGCCCCTTGACCATTACCAAGTGTTCCACCATTACCACGTATAAGAATATTTTTTAGGTTAAGAACGTATAAACCACTAATAATAAAACCATTAGAATTATTGAATTGAAATACTGTATTATAGTAAGCTTGTAAATCACCATCATTTGATGATTCAGATGCAACAGTATTTCCTCTAACAGCAGAACCACCACTATTACCATTCAGTGTAGTTCCTCTTGGTTTACTTCCTGTTGGAGTAGCACCAACATACTCAATCTGTGAACCTTGTGGGTGTGCTATTTTCTGATTAGAAGTAAATGTATAAGTTCCCGAACCAACTGAAACTGTAACTGACACATCTTTCTTGATACGTCTTTCTGATAAATATTCTGCTGCTTTTCCTATTGTTGCCCAAGGTGATCCTAAACTTCCATCACCTGTGGAATCATTGCCAGTTGTAGTAACATAAAAAGTAGTATTTGAACCAATTACAAGAGAAGTGGATTGACTATCAACTTCTATACCATCTGAAGATATGGTAACACCAGTTCCGATAGTTACATTTCCTGAAGAGTTTATACGAAATCTCTCAGAACCAGCAGTTTCTATAGTTAAGGTATCTGCGGAAGGAAATCTAATTGCAGTATCAGTATCTCCAGCATGAATAATGGAGTCACCAACAGAAACATTGGTAGAATTCATGGTTCCATAAACTTCTAATCTATGTGTTGGATTATCACTATTAATACCAACATTTCCTCCAGAATCTATGCGAACTGCTTCTTGCCCAGAAGTAAAAGCTACAATAGTATTATCATTTGAAAATCCGAAATGAGTATCAGTATCTCCAGTATGATAAACCGATTCTGCTATTGAAACTCTAGTTGCAAATGTGGCAACACCCGTTACATTTAATCCAGAATTCAAATCAACATAGTTACTAAAAGTTGAATCTCCCGTAACATTAATTCCCGATGCAGAAACTACAATTCCATCTCTAGCAGTAACTACACCAACAGAGTCAATATTTTCTACATCTTCATAAGTAAGAGTTCCAGCGATTGATACATTACCACTAAAATCAACATCATCGGAAAAAGATCCACCAGTTGCTGTAATAAATCCTACCGTTAAATTTGGATTTCCAGTCAATAAATCTGTGCCATTTCCAAGGGCATCATAAATTTCTTGAAAATTGGAATTTATTTTCTTAGCACCATCTATAAGAGTGTCTCCAGTCCCATCATTAGGAGTAGTTCCAGTAGATATTCCTTGGAATGCCATATCAATAAAGTGGTTGAAGGATTATTTAGTATTATTTATATCGTAGTCGGACCAAGAAATTTTATTTTCACACTGAATTTCCATATTCACAGAAATTCTCCACTCGGAAGATTCTGTAAATAGTGGATCATGCCAAAGATCACCTGGAAATATGATCATATCATCGGGTTTTGGTTGATATTGCTCCCATTCTCCACCATTTGGGTCATTAGTGAACATGATAGGCCCACAATATTTCCTGTTTTTTCTAGGAACTTTCAAATAATATACAGAATTTATATCACAATTATCATGAATATGTGGATTAAAGTCCCAAAAATCAGAATTTTGAAAAAAACAGTGACATGAGGTAGAATTTTCTTCTAGTAAACTCAATTCTCCAAAAAATTCTTCAGATTTTTCTAAAAATTTTTGATATATCTTAGAAAAATTTTCAGATCTGTCTCTAATTAATGAAACATTTGTTTTATAAGCATCTGGATCAGCATTCAATGCTTCTTCATATGAAAAGAGAGCATCTTCTCTCATAATTTCAATTTCTTCTTCACTAAATTTCATAAATTCATGAATAACTATAACTGGCAAATTCATTTAATAATAAAATTATTGATACCTTGTATATAGGTCTGATTTTAATGGATTAACTCTCTTAACTACTGGTGAAGAAGATATTCCAGAATATCCAGATAGATGATAAGCATTAAATGAAATTGGTTTTCTTCTACTTCTCAAAGCATCCCAAGTTATTTTACCCCAAGAGAAATCACCATAGAACTGATGCAAATCTCTTCCTTTAGTATCAAAAGTATATTGATCACTATCAAAAGTTATATGACTATTATCAAATCCTACTCTAGCAACACCCAAATCTATTTCATCTTCAACATAAACTGTTACCTCTAAGACTTGAGTTGATCCAATTCCAACTACATTTTTATATTTCCTTTCAATATCTGCCGCCTGGAAAACGACATTCATTCTTGAAGTTGATATACTTAAAGTTTCACCATAATTATTAAGTGATGTTACATAAGTTCCAACAGTATTTGAGTTACTGCAAGTGAAATAATACCCAGTTTCAATACCACTCCATCCACCTGTAGCAAAACCACTATTGATATTCTGATTTCTCAGATAAGAATCAAAAGGAATATAAAGACTTAATAAGAGTGCAGTTGTTCCAACTCCAACCGAAGTATTTGAAATTGAAACAATCGTTCCAAAATCACCTTCATATGTAACTTTTTCAATTATTTCCGTTCTTGCCACTGGTGGTTCAATAAGAACCTGTGGTGGTTTTGTACTGGTATAACCAGATCCACTATTTGTTACTGTTATATCTGTAATAATACCACTAGTAACCGAACATGTTGCTATAGCTATAGTATTTCCAAGTCCTGGAGAAGAAATAGAAATATGTGGATTTTGAGTATATCCCGCACCTGCATTTGTTATACTAAATTCTGTAATAATTCCAGCAGAAGAAACCTTTGCAGAAGCAAAACCTGCTTGAGTAACTTCTTGTGATATTATTTCAATTATTCCTAGTTTTTTTGAAGTTTGATTTTCTAAAGAATTATCAAAGAAAGTTTTTACACTTTCAACCCAAGCATAGTTTATAGTAGTTCCAATGCCAACATTTTGTATTAAATTTGTACTTGGATTAATTGTTGGTTCTAATGCTTTTCTATCTTTGGTTTCAGGAATTCCATATATGAACAAGTCTTCAGTTTGTTTACAAAGCATTGCAGGTCTTTCAAAACTTTCATCATCAGTTCTTCCAGGTCCACGATATGGATTTGTGAGTACAATATCGGATGCTAATATTTCTTCAACTGTTCTAAACTTTTCTCTCTTAGTTATATCGTCCGAATTTATTTTAATGGTATCTCCAGGTTCTACTGGTTCATCAATATCAACATCAATAACATCAACATCTCTTGTTCCTTTATAGAACAAAATTCTAGATGTATATCCTTCTGGAATAGGCTCATCAAATACCACCAAACCACCACCTCTAACGACATATGACTGACCTGGAACTTGAAGAATATCATTGATAAAAATTAATAACGTTGATGCTACATCAATATTACTTCCAGGTTTGGATCTGATTGACAATCTCCTTTCTTGAGAGGAAAGTGAAAATACTTTTCTAACACCATCAAACAGACTGTCAAATGTATCAAGTTGTTGTAATTGTCCTAAGGTCCAAGAAGAAAACTCATCAGATTGAGTTTTTTCAATAGTTATCTGGAATTCATCAAATGTTTTACTTGTATCGGTAGGAATTCCAGTTGTTCCACCTATAGCAACTGTTAATTTTTCACCTTGACCATATGCATATCCATTATTATTAAACTTAAATTCTGCTATAGAGGTATCTCTACTAACAAACATATCAATCGATGCCTTTGTACCTATTCCCTGAACAGAATCATCGGAATAAATTAATGGAATATTTGTATATCCTATTGGATCATCAAATATAATTTCTGGTAAACTTGTTGTTGTGTAAGCTGTTCCTGGATTTGTAATTGCAACACCAGTAATGTTCCCATTTAAAGCAGTTGCATATCCGATTACAGATATTGAAGATGAAGTAACTGCTTTTACACTAATATGTGTTTGAATACCTGGTCTATATCCAGATCCACTATTTCCTATACTAATAGAAGTAATAGAACCTAATCCAGAAACAATTGCAGTTCCTCCAGCAGCAACACATGGTTGATATCCAAGGCCATTTGTAGATCCAATGGTGACAATAACACCACCAGTTGGTAAATCTGAAGTGTTTATATCTTCTCCTGGAGTTAAAGTGCTTGGATTGAATATAATTTTAGTCTCTCCACTATCCTCTTCTAAGGTATAATTTCCAGTTATTGAATTTAAACCAGATCTTGATGGTTGTTGGAAAATATCATTAATTAATACAATTGCATTGTCTGTAGAGAATCCAGTTAAATTTGCTCCATCAACAGTTAATGGAAATTCTGACCTAATTCCAGTAAATCTATCGGAAATATTATCAAACTGATAATTTCTACTGTAAGTCTCATCTAATGTATCAATATTTCCAGATCTCATGAAAGTTCTTCCATGGAAAGATGAATTTGTAGTAATTCCCGTGAAATCTCGATCGTTAGGATCAACAAAGGGAACCCCAAATTGATTTACATCAACAGTAATTGGTACTTTACCGTAGGGTGGTGATGTAAAGTTGATTGTAGATCCCAAAATGACATAATTACCAATCATTTTTGTGACTGTATCTCCCGCAGTATGGATACCAAGTTCACTTCCTAACCAAGGTCTTCTGACTCTCATTTTATCAAGTGTTCCAATTCCAACAGTTTCTACTAACATAAACTCATCATTAATTTTAATGACATCTCCAGAGAAAATTGAAGTAATTCCTGAGGTATTAATTAAAGTGTCTGTTAATGAGATATTACTATTAAGTGTCGTAGAAATACCAGTTTTCTGAATCGGAGATTGCATCATATTATCAATTGTAAATATACCCTTTACATCTTGATTTGAAGCGGTAATTTTATGTTGAGTTCCAACTCCAGCAGATGTTAATCTGATATTTACTTCTGGATTAAATTTGAGTGCATTTTCTGCAGTGTCAGTAAATGAAATACCACCAGAGTCTTTCTTTACGACATATAATGTTGTTGGAAGATGTGTCGTAGATCCAAATCCAACTAAAGTAGTTGTAGCAATTCCAATTGGTTCATTTCCTGCAGGATATGTGTAAGTTACTTTTTCACCAGTGACAAAGAAATGATTTGATAAATTCAATACATTTTCTTCAATTGAAACAACTGTACCAATTGAAGATGCGTCGAATACTCTTTCAAAAATTAAATCACCTTGATGTCTTAAT